GTAAATATTAACGGTTACCTGAGATCCAGAAGTGGATGCAGCAGCCGATGTAGCTTGAAATTGAACTGGGTTAGCAGATACCTTATGACCGATAAAGGTTCTGTAACGCAAGTTAGTATATCCAGATACACCATCGTTAAATTGGAATTTATCGTACTGTTGAACAGAGTTAGCATCGTTTGCAGCATGAGTACCACTAAAGGTGATTGCTGTTACGGCGCCGTTAGCATCTAAAGTAGTTGATACTACTGTTAAAGTGCTTCCTTGTTGTCCTTCTGTTCCGGCTATATGAATTGGTAATAAGTTAGATTGGTACCAATCGCAATTAGAGAACTCTCCTAATTCCCACGAGTTCGCAATCTTGTTATTACGATCCATTGCAAATTGGTTTAATCCAGTACCAACGATGTTAGGTACAACGGTATCGCCAATATATGCTTTAGCGCGGCCAGTAGCTGAACCATAGTTACGGTATAATGCTAATGCATTAGCTAATTGAGTGTAACTATTAATTGGATTAACACCATCGCCAAAGAATCTGTAAGTATTAGTTACACAATTTTGTGCGACATTAGCTTCGATTTGGGCGCCAATTTCTTGAACAGCAGCTTTACCGAAACGTCCCATGTATTCCTCAACATTGAATATAAATTGTTGAGATGTGAATGCATAGCTAGTTGAAACTGATTGATCGCAAACCAAAGTTTGTATTCTTTGATCAGCTGGTTGAAAAGTTGCAACCAAAGAATTAGTAGTAGTCATTCTAGGAGGTAAATCAAAGCCTACTGAATCCCCTAAGTTTCCTACTAATTTCTCGAAGTTTTTAAATTTAGTGTTCGAGGTAGAAATAAAGCAATTTAAGTTTTGTAGAAACGCAAGTGAAGACATTTGGTATGTTTGCACTTGTTGTAATATATTTGTTGGTCCTGCCATGGTAAAATTTCCCTTTATCTAGAGTTAATCTAGGTATGTCCATGGCAATATAGTTAGAGGTTAACGATCTTTAGCCTTTCAACCAAGGAGCGTTCTTAAAATCCTTCAACGTCATCTTGCCGCTATCCATACCGACCGAAGAAGATTTAAGTTTTGATAAAGGAGGAGGGGCACTAACATTGTTGGTTTTTGCTTCTAGATTCTGGCTTATCGATTTTGATAAACGTTCTAGCTGTTTTGTCGCCAATTTAGGCGAGGTCTTAGCTAGCGAATCTATTTCTAACAACTTCGATGGGTTATTAGCCAGTTCATACATAATCTCTGGCGTATTCTCCATTTGAGCTGCTAGCATCACAGCATTGGGAAATTTATCAGGTTCAAAATCGCCCATGACTTCGTTAAAGTCTTCAAATAGCTGAGAGCCTTTACCCATTTTAAGGTAGTACTGATCAGCAATTGTCTTTAACTCATCTTCCTGAGCTTTTCTCTCAACCTCATCACGATGCTTTTGCAAATCCTGCATGAACTTGTCGTATACTCGCCGTTCAATTTCGGAGGTATCGTTTTCGCCCGTAGCCGCTGGTTGTACAGCAGATTCAGCACGAATCTTTTCAAGTTCTGCCTGATGCTCGGCTTGCATCTGTTGACGCACGCGTTCAGCAACATGGGCTTTTTCCCGTTTAACAATGTCATTCACCTTGCTAACTGGTAGTGTCTTTTCAGGTTCACTTTCAGTAGCTGGCGCTTCGATCCCTGAAGCTTCTATATCATCCATAAACCCACTATTTCCCCGTGACGGTAAAATAACCTCATGCGCTGAGTTCGCGACCATTTATACCCGATGGCTCGGTAGGAGCCTAAGTTTCTACATCCTGTATAAACCTAGTAATTTAACTCTAGTTCACGTTCTAGATTTGTGCAAATTTTGCACAGTGTTTTGGGGATAACTGTAACTGTGAAATTAGCCGTGATATTAGCCGTGAAAGTATTTTTTTGTAGGGGCTTGTTATTTAATGTGATTTATGTTAGTCGCGGCAATTCTAGTGCTTGTTTATAGTTTGTTAGATAGGTATAATGTTAAAAAGGGGGGCAATAAATTGGAACATATTAATACATTAAAATTTTTTGAAGAACTAAAAGCTGGGGGAGTTCCAGAGGAACAAGCCAGAACCCAAACCTATGCTTTAAATTCTGCATTAGATCATGTGGCTACAAAAGAAGATTTAACCAGCGTAAAAGAAGATTTAAACGGCGTAAAGGCAGACGTAAAAGAATTAAAGGCAGACGTAAAAGAAATAAAAGGCGACATCCGTAAATTTATGTGGGGTGGTCTCTTGGCTCTTGCTGGCGGAACAGTTAAAGTATTGTTTTTCCATTAAGGACTTTAGTATGTACGCAATAGCATTTGATTTAAAAATTGACGATCTAAAAAAGCATTATGGCGAACCCTATAATGGTGCTTATACGGAAATTTCCAAAGAATTGGAAGAAGTAGGTTTTGAATGGAAACAAGGGAGTCTTTATACTACAAAAGAAGACGCTAACACCTTATCCCACCTTTATGAAGCAATTAGAATATTATCTAATATAGACTGGTTTAGGCTTTCAGTAAGAGACATTAGAGCTTTCAAAGTAGAAGACTGGTCAGATTTTACAGTAATAGTTAAAAACCATACATAATCGATAATAATATAAAGAAAGCCGCTAACGGTTGTTCAAATCATTAGCGGCTAGGATATTTAATATGAATATTTGTATATTAGTACAATAAAAGAAAATTAGTAAGTGCGCCCTTCATATCTTGGTAATTCTTCTATTTCTTCTAGAGATAATCCTACGCATTTACTTATTATCTCAGGACTAACCCCAGCATTTAGTAAATTGATTGCAATTTCTATGGACTTTTCTATGCGTGCTTCTAAAATAATTAAAACCTCGTACGTTATAAAATCTTCTGTTGCCCAATCATCTCTCTGCATAATTATACAGTAACTGTATAATTAATGAAAAAAAATAGCATATACACTAATAATTTATGTTAGTGTATATGCGCTTAATACTATATTCTAAGCTTTTTTTTAGCTGGCGAATTAGGAGCGTCAACCACGCTAGCTACTGTAGATACAGCGCTTTCAACGCCCTCAACAATAGGTAATGCTTCAGGTGCAGCAACTCCTATTACAGTATTAACTACTGGCTCAGCCGCTTCTAGAGCATTAACGGCTTCATTAACTTCTGGCTGAATGTTGGAAACTGCGCTAACAACATCGGATTCAATCTTAGGTGCTTCGGCCTCAACATGATGTCCAATGGCATCTATTTTAGCATGGAAATTAGCCATAGCTTCGTGTAGTTCGGCTTTAAGTTTATTCAATACAGTTGCTATGCTTTTAGGTTGATTATCTGTAGGCATCGTAACTCTCCTTATTTGTTAAAATTTATGGGGCGCCAGGTTTATATTTAGGCGAGGGCGGTAATTCTATAGTGCGCCAATATTCAACTGAAGATTCTCGGTGAAATTCCTCAAGCTCAGCCTCAGTAAGTGCACAATCTGAAAGAATAACGGTATCTTCTGCGATCTCGATTACCTTTTCTTCTTCGGGCTTTTCAGTTATTACAGGGATGTCTTCGTTTTCATTTTTCATTTTTTAGCCTTTTCTTTGAGAACCTTATTAGCCTTGGCATCTATCTTTTCTTCTGTTGCTTTAGAAATCTTGCCTTTATGTTCCATCTCAGATGCACGAGCTTTAGCATTTTTAGCATGAGCCTTATCTGGTACTGGATATTTACGTGATTTAGGTAGCGCAAATTCTTTTGGTTTTAATCTCTTTCTGGCTTTAGTAGTTAGTTTTGACATTTTCTACTCCTTTAAAAATAATTTTCCTCTTTCCGCTTCAAATTTAGCATCAACTAAAAGATTTTTATAATCTAAATCTTGCTTCAACTCAAGTGCTTCGTATTCTGCTAACGTAATCAAAGCAAGGGGCTTTAGCGGTGGAAAAGTACCCGATTTAGTTATCATTATTATAGTTTTCCTTTATTACCATAAGTCTCCCTGCTATTAAAGCTGTTCCTTAAAGGATCGCATTAAATTTTTGTATTTGCTAGGCTAATAACGGATTAGCAATCCGTTATGCGTTTTGTTCGTTCCTTTTAAGTTTGTATTTTAAATATTCTAATCTGCGCATTTCTTTAGTTCTTCTTTTTTTATGGTTCTCGTTATTTCTTCTGAGTCGACATTCTTTACACTGTACAACCTTTCTGGTGCTAGATATTCTTAATGATTGGGTTTCTTTTCCACAAAAAGTACAAACTACATTCACGTATGTAGTTAATGCTTCTTCCCTAGATAAATATCCCTCTCTTTTACGTGCGCGCTCCCGTTCGCAAGTATTACAATAAGGGTTTCCTATTTCTTTTAGGGGATGTCCGTTCGAACAATGGGTTTTTTGTAGCCTTTCTTTATGTCTAATTTCTCTATACTTAGCAACTCTTTTAGCCTTTTCTTTATCGTTATCTAATTCTTTAACTGATTTATATGTGCTTGGTTTTCTCGATCCGCCATATACATAGTAATGTTTTATCATTTCTCCAGCATTAGGCATAATGCCGTCTTGGTGTTGTTTTTTTGCTTGTGCGCTGAATTTATTAAACGTTTCTGTACTAACCAAACCAAACGTATTAGGAATTTTATATTTTTCTCTATAGGTTGAAGTAGTATAACAATGCACAGACAAATGAGCGCCCAATGCTTTATATTGTTTTCCGCACAACAAGCAAGTAATTTTATCGCCTGACAAATAATGCTCTACATCTTTTATACTTTTAAATGGCTCATTTATTGGATAGCCGTCAACTACTTTGCGCCTTCTAATCCTATCCCTTTCTTTGTTTTTTTCCCATCTTCTAGTTAGGCTTTTGCCTAAGGCTATTTGTCCTGTAAATCCCTTCTTCATACAAATCCCCAACGAGATTTAAACACGCGAGTAGATGAGCGAATAAGTTTTTTTGCGATCCTTTTGTAAAATAAAATTTTATATTCTTTATCGTTGATTACAGGTATTCTTGTGATCTTAGTTGCTTTTTCCTGCAATAATATTCTTTTTTCTATAGAGGGGACCCCTGCAAACGTTGATTTTGCTTTTTTATTCATACTTATTCGTTATCCTTTTTCTGTTCGTCAAGTTTACAGTTTACTCTATTACTTCCCCATTAAGAACAGTGCCTGGACAATTAATTCTATCGATACTGCCTCGCACCCAAGCTCTGCCGCCTCTACCAGGATCTCGTTTGGTGCTTTTTGCTATTTGAGACAACAAATTATTTAATTCTCTTTTGTCAAAAGTAGTTAAAGAGTGATTCTTTTTTAGCTCGAGCAATTTATTAATTCGTGCTGTAGTTTCAGTAGTAGTAGTTTTTTCTTTCATAAGGTTAGTTATTATCTATTCTCCTTATTGCAATATCCAAATACTGCTGCTCACGCTCAATTCCTATAAATCTAAATCCTTCTTGTTTCGCAGCAATTCCAGTCGAGCCACTGCCCATAAACGGGTCAAGTATAATCCCATTAGGTGGCGTAATTAGCCTACATAAGTATTTCATTAATTTAATTGGTTTTACAGTGGGGTGGTGATTTTTTATTAACTTTTGTTTCCTAATATCCCGTGTCGGACACGGCAAACTTTCGTTATACTGCTCATGTTCTTTTAAACCTTCACATCCCATATTTCTTTCTGCGGATGACGCTTTAGCACAATAGAAAAAGCGAGACGCTGTTCCTTTATCGCTGTGGCCATAAGTATAGTGCGGAGTTTCTTTCCCTTTGGAAACAGACTTAAATTCACCGTCTTGTACGTTTTTCCTAACTGAATCGCTACTTTTGCTCTCGCCGTACTTCGCAAACTCAGCCTCAACTTCTTCGCTACCATCGTGGATAAAGTTTGCTGGAAAACGGCCCGACACCTCTACCCTGCCAGTACTTTTAGGAATTAATCCTTGGGCACAAAATGTGCCCGTTGCCCCTAGATAGCTTTTCTTTTCGTTAATGCGAATATCATTACCAACCTTACAACCATCAACATTAATACCGCCAGTACCATGCTTTAAGACATTACTCGCTATATTCTTCTCACTTAATGGCTTTCTTGCCATAACAATAGGCTCGTGTGCTGGTTTTAACGCAGAACCCCAGCCGTCCCATTGCTTTGCAGCATCGGTTGAGGGAGCTGTAATTAAGCAATCAATTCTATCTCTAAATTTACATTCATCAGAACCGAATTTTTGAGGGCCTTTTATATTTTGTTGGGATTTAATCATTCCCACAACCTCCCTTTCAGCCCCAGCCATCTTATCCATAGCCTTACCAACATTTAAGCTTTTAGGAAACCCAGAGCCGTAAATCCACATGATTTGATCGCGTATCTCAAACCCAGCATCCTCTATTGCAGAAGCCATACGATGATAGGTACGACTTCCACCAAAGGCTAATAAATGTCCGCCTGGCTTTAGTATCTCTAAACAAAGTTTCCACAACTCAACATCATTCGCGATACCTGTTTTATCCCAACCCTTATTCATGAAGCCAAGCTCATAAGGCGGATCGGTTACTATGGCATCTACCTGTTGGCCTTTAGCGATTAAATCTCTTATTGCATCCTTGCAATCTGCTAAGATACAAACATAATCCTTATGTTCCAATATTACTCCTTAGTTTTATGAGAGCTTTCTACATTTTTCCGTAAATTTTGAACATGTTGCATTGCTTGCTCAATTGCAGTTCTAGCATTTTCAGAGTCAACCTTTTCTTGTTCAATTCCAAGTTTGGTTTGATTCTGATTAATTTGCGCCATAATCTGCATAAACTTAACGTCAGTTAGGGTTTTTTCATTAGCAACTTTAGCGGCTTGAATAGCTAGCTCCCCCTCTTGCTTTTGTTGTTGTTGCTGAATCTTAGCCATCTCAATTTCTTTAATAGCCTCGGTTTGCTCGCGCATTGCTGTTTCTTCTGGGTTACCTTGCTGGGCCTGTTGTGCTTTTTGTTCTTCTAATTGCTTCATAAACTGAACGGCTTGAGCTTTGAGACCCTCAATGCCTCTAATATCCATGTTATCTAAAATAGTTTCTAGTCCCATGGTATTAATAAATTCGGCAAACAATTGACTGGATTGCATCATTCTAATTATTTGATCTAATGCAACTTGTTTTTGTACTGCGCTACTAACACCTGCTTCTACCTTAATCTGTAAACTATTTGGGTTGTAGCTAAAGTCTACACTATTGGGATTGTTTGGGTGATTAATAATTTGATAAGAGCGCTTACCGTCAGGTGCCTTTACCGGTAAACTTCTAGGCGTTACATAATACTTAGGAATTAAGTCAACAACTATGTGGGCAACCCTATTTAATCCTCTAATATATCCCTGTAAATAAGGAATAGCGGCAGCATTAGATTGCATTGCTCCTTGTTGTATGGCGACCCCTGATATTTGCTTATCATTAGTGCCTAATATTGAATCGTACGTACCTAATATAGTTTGGGTAACTTGGTCTGTTCCCATAAAAGTCATATTAACAATGTCGGGGGTAGGAGTTCGTTGAACTTCCCTTGGTGGTGGCAATGGTTGTTCTGGATTATCTTTGTAAAATGCGTTATAAACTAACGTTGATGCTTGCTGTACGTTTTTATAAGCATCAGCGTAGTCTTCAGGGATGGACTCTACAGCCACCATAAATTTATGTTGCACCATATTTTCAATTTCAGCTCCAATAGTTTGCCCAGAGAAGTTTTTAAGTTTTTGTACGCCTTTAGCATGATAAACAAAAGGCCGCGTCATCTGCATTGATGCACCGTCTTCGTTTTCTCTAATTACAACACTATTACCATCAATAAAAACTAACGGTAAAAACTTATAGCAGGTTTCTTCATGAGACAATACCTTATCTTCACAAACCATATAGCGATCAATAGTTTCTATTACTGTATCTCTTTCCTCGATTATAATCGGCGCTTGTTCAATAAAGCCTTGATTTCCCCATAACTTAAGGAATTCTTCATAGTGCTTTTTGAGAATAGCATGGCCGTTAGAAAGTTTAACTATCTTTTCTTTCTTCTTCTTCTTGCAGTAATAATCAGCAACCAGTATGATTTCTTGATCTTGATTTAAATAGCTCCAATTAAAATCCCCTACTGCGCTCGATCTTTCAAACTTCATATTATCAGCTGAACCTTTGCCGAATTCTTCCTCAAAGTCTTCTTTTGATTTAGGAATTAATTGAAAGCAGTAATTGCCGTCACCCTTATGCGATTCTCTTGCTAAAGGATCGAAGCCCGTTAAAGTTGGATCAAATACTCGCTCCACCTTAATGTTTTGCTCAAACGACAGTTCATTAATATATCCTGTATAAACATAAACAACAGAATAGCCGCCAGCCAATAAATCAGAATAAATGTTATACTCTAATGCATCATTCGAGGCATCAAAGAAAATCTCGCGTAGATGTGCCTCAATTATTTCTAATGTTTGTAAAAACTCAGGGGTCAGCTCTTCAATTCGCACTCCGTCGGCAGCCCTTGCCACGATCGACGGTTCTTGTTTCGCGAACTCGCCTCTTAACCTTGAAATCATCGCCTCTAAGATATTAAATTCTATTGCAGGCTTTTGTAGTACATCTAATTTTGTTATGTCGTCTGATGACAACGATGTTTGAAATACAAACTTCATAAAGTCATTAAAGCGATTAACATTCTTTATAAAATATTCGTGCGCTTGCTCAATATTTTTTTTAATTTCGTTTAACTTATCCGTGTGCTTTTTAGCGACCATTTGAAATCCTTTTCATGGTGGTTGAACTACTTAGATAGATACATTCCTTGTATCTAAGTTTTTAGTATAGTAAAATCTAAGGAAATAACTATAAAATGGGGATATATATGGATAGCGCTAGGGTTATACAATATCTAAAAGATTTAAAAGCAAGCGGAGTTCCAGA